AAATGACAGGGTTCCATGTCATGACTATTGCTATCCATAGTACAGTCATGTATCAAATCCTATTGGATAAGGAAAGAATCCTTGATTTGGCCAACAGTCCGCATTGCTCCATTCTTCTCTACTCTCTACATACTTTAGCTCAACTAAATCTTTGGGTGTCAGCTTGTAGTATTTTTGGCAATTATCGCAAATGAAATACTCCATTGCAATTTGTTCCAACCAGTATATCTGATTGTATCCTTGGTCGCAGTAGTCACACCTATAGCACATATTAGTGTGCGTGAGGTCTTTGAACCCGTTGTGGTTTTTGCCTAGCGTTGGTTGTTGTTCCATCATCATATCCCTCTTCCATAGCATTCCTTCTCAACAGTAATAATCTCACCCTCACATACTTCAAGTTCACGCATGAGTTCATTATTTGCTCCCACTAGATATTCTATTCGTTTTAGATATTTGGCTTCGACTCTTTCCTCTATTTGCTTCTTCATTCCAATTTCGTAGACAAGTGCTGCGAGATGTTGGTGGTGTTCAGGTGTCATTGTCATGTTGTGTCATCTTTGTTTATTGTATCAGAATAAGGCCAGGAATGCTTTAATGTCTCAAGCTTTGACAGGTATTCTTTCTGTCTCCTATGGTCTTTTAGAGTATGAAGTCGCAAACCTAGATCATCTAAATCATCATTTGTCAAGTAGGGTAAGAAAGAATTAATCGCTCCTATTATATTCTGATGTGAATATAACATCTCCTTTCCATCAATGTATACTTTGATTGTCGCTTTATTTTCCATTATATAACAGGGTAAATATGGTACTTCAAAATAGTATAGATGAATCCCGTTAAGAATATACCCATACCAATTTCATGTATTCTTTTATTACTGCTGAAAACCATCGGAGCCATGACACATAGCATGATGACTCTGCCGACAAACTTGAGTGATTCAACTTCTCCATGAAAAAATACGAATAGGTTTCCAATGAGTAATAGTTGTAATGACCATGCTAAGCCTAATATTACCTTATGATTTTTGTAATAGTAATCGCGTAAATTAACTGATTTATCTTTATATGTATCGGGCTGTGGGGCAACTACTTCACTAACCATAAAGAACATGAATGGTACTCCCAAATATAATAGAAATGTGAATAGATTCCAGCCTTCATTTGGGAAATAGGTCAAGTCTCTCAATGGATAAGAAGTCCACCAGAACAAAATAATAGTGAAGAAGGTTATAAAACAAATTCCTGTGTGAGGCCAGTAAAATACAACATCATCATCTGGATCATCATTATGATTCTTTGCTAATAATGAACTGTAGTTTATCATTAATCTCACCATAGACAATCCTAATATCACAAATGCAATCATGCTGAGGTGTGAATATGCTACCATTTGTCTTTCTCCTAGTATTCTATTGTTCCATCCTTTCGCATTCTACATTCATCTAGTTTATGGTTTAATTATTTCTTTTTATTCTTTGCTCTCTTCTGCTCTTCACGTTCTTCTTTATATATCTGTGAGTTCTTCTTCATATCATCTTTCAATATCACCCAAAGAGTTTTTATGGCAAAAAAAGAGAGAACAAAGGCATTATGGAAAAACTCAATTATCTTGTCTATTAAATTTGTAATCATTATTATTATTCTTCTTTAAGTCGGGGTTGGTAGTAATATATTCAACAAAAATTTAGGTACTTCATTACCAGTTAATTTATCTTTCAGTTCGCACGTGAGCCATATAAGTTCTTTTGTATCCTTAACTTTAAATAATCGTATGGGGTAAGGTTCCCATGTACGTTTAAAATGGTGGTCTTCGGGAATCGGTTCGTTTTGGTGAGTCAAGACAGGGGTTCCAATCTGTGAGTAATTGGACTCTATGTTGTACCAATCCCAGCACTCTTTTGCAGTTGAGAATTCTTTGTCAACTGTCGCATTTAATGATAATGTAAAAAGAATTACTGCTACCCACATATTATGATTTTCATTTATCTTGTCTTAGTAATACTGCATCCTTTTGGACTTCTTCTATTCTATCCTTTAGTATACTGAGATCAGAATCATTTCCTACACGCTCTTCCCATATCTTTAGTTCATCTTTAAGTACTGCTAGTCTTACATCTGCTTCATAACCTACTATTGAGCCCCATTGAGGATGTTTTAAATCTGATAGATGATGATGCATGATCCTTTTCTCGAATTGATGTATGCGGTTTAGTGTGAAATCTAATGTGGTAAGAGTAGTACCCATTTTGCTATCCTTGAAATGTTACTCTATATATAATTAATTACCATGATTACTATTATTATTGCTATCCCTATCAATGTTCCTTCTATTAATAAACGCTTCTCCATATTAGTCTCCTCCGGTCATATTATTATAATATCATCACAAATATTAAAAATATTATGAACAGAGTAAAGACAATTCCAAACACTATAATACTAGTGGTTAGAGTCTTTTCACTCATTTTATTTACTGGATTCCTCATTTATTTAATAGCTGTTGTTCCAAAGTAACTACACTTAAAACAAAATTGTCCTTCACCTTCTACATAACCATATCTGTAGTCAATAGGATCTTGCTTTGAATAATTTGTTCTTGCTCCACATGCTACACACTTTTCAGCTTTGTATTTTTTTCTACTCCTGCCCATACCCAAGTCTCTCTAAATTTTTAAGGTTTTGAGATTGGTAGCAAGTGTGACAAATCTGCCCTGCTCCTTCTATGTAATCACATCTGAAGTCTATATTGTCTGTTTTCTTATATAATGTTTCTGCGCCACATGACACACAAATATCCATTTCATCTTTTTTTAAGATAAGTATGTTCTTTGACATCTTTACTTTCATGTTTCATGAAAATTTCGTTGTATTCTGTAATTTCTTCTCTAATAATTTCTCTAATACGGTCTTCTGAAATCATATTATAAAAAATCTTACCATCTTTAAGAAAGGTATGTTCTTTGCTCATTTAAAATATCCATCTGTAAGATAATATATCCACGCATCAATTAGATCTGGAGTTCCCCAACATGCCATAATAGCAGACACCATGAAAATCAACATCCAAAACCCTGCCCATGTGTTTGATGAATTAATTTTTGCTGATTCTTCTTTTTCTTCAAAAGTAGTCTTCATTGTATATTTCCTTATTTTGTCCCTGTTTTCTTTTTTGGATTTAAGCCTTTTACTTTTTTCCCCACTGCCTTCACCTTTACTCTTGGTTTCTTTCCTCTAAAATTTTTATTATTATTTTTTCTGATCATCTGTTCTTCTTCAGCAAACATCATATCTTCATCGGTATCAGTTCTTCCACTTTTCGGTAGAGAACTCTCCGGCCATCCAGACAACCACGCACAAAATTTTGAATATAGTGACATAATTATTTTCCTCCCTTATTTCTTGGTGAAAATGTTGAGCAGAGCTCTGGATATGCGAATGAATTTAAGCACCTTCATATCTTTCAATGAAACTCCCCAATCACCCCCTAAGTTATGTATCGTCCTACGGCGTAGCACCAACGGCCTTCCCACATAACACCTTAAATTTCTCCAGAGTAGAGCACTCGTACAAACCTTGCCGGTCTACCTCCGTGTGGTCTACAAGCTGTCGTTTACTCAACAAATTTAGTTATTATCTCCAACTTCCTATCCTGCCACCAGATACTACAACTTCTGTATGACCTTCTTTGAAAAGTTTAGCCACGTGTTTAAGAACTGGTTTCATATTACTTCCCCTCCCTGCAATTCTATCATTTGGTGGTTTACCTATTTTAATTATAATAGTTTTAATTTCCTAGCCCATCCCGTTTAACTATTGCGTGATATCCCTCATCATTCTTTCTTTTTGCGAACTCAGCTGCTTGTTTATGTGTATCGAAAAACCTTCTTTGAATTTCTGTTGATAATGGTGGTTCCCATTTCACTTGTTCCTTCATCTGAGCCCAAGTTTCAGATTTAATTTCATTTTGTCTGAACCATTCCACCCAAATATTCACATTGACCTTTCTTTCATGAAATCTATGAAACCAAAAGCAACACCTACTCCAAGAGATGATGTTAGAATGTCACCACCCACATATCCTATACAACACAACACCCACGCACCTATAAAATATCTCATTTATCCTTTTCATTGATATAAGATAAATCATTATCAGCTTCATCCAAATGTGATTGAAGTTCATCAATACCTACTTGAATTTTAGATCTAGCTTCCTCAAACTCTCCTGCTGCAATATCCAACTGTTTCAATTGTTCCTTTATAGTTTTTTTAAGAACCCCTGTACGTTCAGCAATTTGTTGTCTCACTTGTGGATACAAAGACTTTGGGATTCCTGTATATTTACTATCTTGTGGTTCAGCCATTTTCTTTTCTTTCTTCTAACATCGCTTGTTGTCTTTGAATATCTTGTCTTCTTTTTGAAATATTGTACAATTGTACAGAAATTACTTTTAGGTCATCATCAGCTAAATAAGGTAGGTAATTTTCAATTCTCATCATCATTTCCTCTTTTGTACATCCTATTCTTAGGTCATTATTCGCAGTAAGGTTATCATCCTGATTTACCATTGTAGCTCTTTCTTTTGTGTATGTTTTTTATGAATGTATCTATGGACTATTAACTTTCTTGCTTCAGGGTTAGATTTGCCCCACTTTATAGACCTTTCTATACACTGTTTTCTATTTTTCAAATACCATCCCCTTTGAGTCTCTTTTTTACGTTTACTATTCCTTTGTTGTTCCAAAATTCTTTCTTTGTTACGCTGATACCATTCTTGCTTCTGTACTTTCCTCAATTGATTTTTACTTGACATTATTCTCTTTCGGATAAGGAAAAATTGGATAAGTCAATTTTCTCATCAATTCTTTTCTACGTCTCTTGTTTGTACTAAAAATAACATAGCGATATTTTAAAGATCTCTCCCTTCTATATATATTTTCTTCTCCAAACATCTCTATGAGTTTTTCTACTCTGTTCTTTTGTCCTCTAAATTTATCAGTAATACTTGCAGGATGTAAATCCAAACCTTTTATTGCAAGATCTGAAGCATGTCTTTTATTCATTCCTATGTAATACCAATTCGATGATTGATAAACAATTCCCAAATGATTATAAGATGAATCGGCATAAGATATTATTATCTCTTTGTCTAATTTTTTTAATGAATTTGATATAAGAAAACTTTCTCCATTCTTTGGTACAGAATCATCTATCCAGAGTCGAGTCAATTCATAGATATTATTCATTTCATCTGCACCACAAAGAGATTTAAGAATTGGATTATATGCAGGAACACCATAACATACAACCCCCATGAGTGTTCCTCCAAAAAATCCACCCTTTTCAAAAATACCAAATGCTTTTGAACATGGTGCTACTCGATGAAGATAGTGTTTCTCTATTACTATTTTCAGTGCTGCAGATGTTTCAATAGATTCTACTGTATAGTCATTCTTATTTAACATACCCCATTATACCACATCAATCACTAAAAGTCAACATTACAAAATTCTTCCCAGCCCCATTTAGCGATAAAATATGCATCAACAAGATCTGTTACTGGATTAGTCACTTTTTTAGCTTTTGGAGTTAATCTATCTTTAAGATCTGGTGGAGTAAGTACTTCAGCAGTAAATGCATCATACATCAATTCTTTATTAGCATTCCCTTTATCTGTAGCAAACTTCTTGATTACAGAAGGTGGTACTGAGGTAAAGGGCTGTTTTACTTTGTACATTTTATGTTTAAGTAGTCCACTATTCTCTGCTACAGAACGGACATAAGATTTTCCAGAGGTGGCAAATGCATATCCTTCAATATAAACATTACACCCTTTAATGATTTCCATCGCCCATTCAGACAATAGTTCATGTCGCTCTTCTTCTGTTTCCCACTCTGGATAAGGATCTGCGTGAAGATTTAAAATCCCAGGCGAGGCGGACCTCCTCCGCCTTGGCTTTTCCAGATAATATAGATCACAATCATCAAAATTAAAAAATCCATCATCATCAGTCGATTTCCATACACAGATTGCGGGGGATGTCAAAGAATAATCAATCCCAGCTATCCTCTTGGTCATAATTTCCTTCTATTGGTTCTTCAACCAAACTACTACAAAAAGCACAACATTCAATCGCTTGTCTTGGCATTATATCACCATCATATTTGATAATATACTCTTTGTCGCAATAATCACATAATACTTCATAAATTATATAGTCATCTTCATTATCTTTAATTTTTACTGGCATCCATTCCCTCAGTTAAGTAAAATCTTCTCATATTCTTCTTCATTATCTTCTTCGAATTGTTTAATCTTTTGACGTCGCACTCTTTCTTCCATCATACGTTTATTCTGTTGTACAGCTGCATTGGCAATCTTTTCAGCATGTGCAGTGTAAATCTTTTTCATACCCTCCTCACTAATTATACTATCTTCACGAGGAGGAATTGGTTCAGGCTTTTCATCAGGTTTAAACCAACGATGTCTCCAATCACCTTTAGCCCTATTAGTTCTTTCACCAGTTTCAGGATCTACAAGTACTATATTATTTTCAGCATTTTTATCCCAATAGACATGAAGAGTTCCAAAATCTATACCATCATTTGTTCTAAATCTCTGGAAGAAGTTTCTATTACCCATTGAATGGAAAAATTCAAATCCAGGTTGCTTATATATTATATGTTTAAACTGAACTTCCAAACCTTGTCGCATTTCTTGTAAACTTCTCTCATCCATAGTTAATGATGCCCCCTTCGGCCAATTTATATGAAATGGTTTCTTATCGTCAGCCATTGTCCCTACCTTGGTGGTGGTACTAATAAAGATTTCTTTGGTGTTTGATACATTTTATCAGCATTAATAGGAAAAACCTTTAATGAAACATCCACTTTTAGAAACCTTCGTTTTCGTATGAGAGTTAAAGTAATCGTATCACCTATATTGTACTTATATATCTCATCTGAAAATTGCATTCCATCATTAACCATTTCGCCATTAACTCCAATGATGGTATCAAATTTCTTTAGTCCCTTTGGAAGAGTTTCAGCGGGCCTCACGACTACCCCAAACGTATTCGGAATAAATTCTGGTTTAAGTTTGGGAAATTCTTTTATTATTTTAGCTCTCTGCTTTCCTTGACTCAACTGCATAATCATAATACCGACTGCTGGTCTATCAACTCTTCCATTAATTAACATAGAATTAAGAGATTTCTCTACTATATCACCTCTAATAGATAAGGCAATTCCTGCATTTTCAGAAATCTTAGAAACAATTAATGCATTGATTCCTACAATCTCTCCCTTCATATTTAAGAGAGGGCCGCCAGAGTTTCCTTTGTTGATTGCAGAATCGGTTTGAATCGCTTTGATAAAGGGGTGTCTTGCATACCTTTCAGTACTGGAAATAATTCCTTTGGTTACAGTCCACGCCATACCCATAGGATGCCCCAATGCAAAAACATCTGTTCCTGCTTTTATTTTTCCTGCATCTTTTGCAAATGGAAGATGCGGAATTGGTTCTTCTTTTCCTAAAACCTTAATTAATGCTAAGTCTCCAAGTGGATCTAATCCTATCACATTTACTTCATAATTTTCCCAATCATCTGCATCATAATAATATAATCTTATATAATTTTGGTTATAAATCCTT